ATCCTCATCGTCAGTTGGATCTATGGATGGGATTATCCCACCATCGCCCACAATCCAATCAGGGAAAGTCTTATGTTCGGTCATCAACCAAAAAGCGTGCTCAGGTGTGAATCCTGCTTTTCTAGCTGCTTTGTAGCATTCGTGCAAAGCCAAATAATGCTGATCTATCTTTGATAATGGCTCAGGAGTTTGGCGAACGACTCGACGATTGATCTTTTTGCGTTTGATAGGTTTTCGTGTGTTCGCCATAATTAAAATTATGACTTACTGATTAGAGTGAACAGATCATCGACACGCTTCTCCAGTCGAGAATTTTGTAATTCCAATCTTGAAACGGTGTCTTTGATCGAGGAGCCACCATTCGGCTTAAGTTCTGCTAAGTATGATTTAATAACCCAGCGCAGACCCAGTAACAAACTTGTAGATACGGCGGATACGCCAACGGCTATACCAACCCATTCGTTGGCTGTCATTTCGCATTAAGTCCATAATCAGCTTCTTTGCCGGACTTTGGATCAAGTGCCTTAGCAAGAGGTGCAACTAATGCACCGGCAAGAATTGCAAATTCTGGTCTGATGTCAGCAACAATTGCCAACAAGACAGTTATGCCAGAGGCAGCCACAGCTCTTAAATAAGACTTAATTGCAGCCTTGTGTTTATTTGATAGTTTCATGCGTTGCCTCCTAGTAGTGGTATGTTAAAAAAATCGTTTTTTTGATTTGGGTGGAAACTGATGTGGATGTGCTTACTATGCGGATTAATGCCTTTGTATTTACGCCATCGCCAATTCAAAAGATTGCTGGCAATACGATGATTGTGTATGACATATTTGATGCGCTTATCTGTTTTGCCAGCAATGCGAATTTGGTCGGCAAGATAAGCAGATATACCTTCGGATGCGCCAAGATCAGCGGTAACATCAATAGCACAAACCTCGCCAGACTTTAGTGGGTTATGATCTGAAACCTTAGCCCTCATTTGATGCTGTGCTGAGGCAATCCAACCATCCGATTTTCTTGATCTATCAGGAAAGCAGTCATCGATCTGCTCACGCAACTGAACTGCTGCTTTAGACAACCAAGGCTTCATCAGCTGAGAAGTAGTTTGGCTTCATCCTCAGTAATGCCAAGTTTCTCAAGCAATGCTGCTTTAGCCTGTGCCTTCGCTTGCGCTTCGGCTTCTTTAGCAGCTGCACTAGCCAAGTCAATTGCTCTTTGTGCTAAAAATGCTTTTTTGTCATCACCTGTTAATTCAATGCGCTCGTTATCAATTGCTACAAATATTTTTTCCATTGTCTTAACTCCTGTTAAATCCATAGACGGAAATTTCACCAGTTATCGTGCCTGTTGCTGGATAAAATGAGCAACCTGTATAAGAAGTAGCATCGGTGTGTAATCCACCAGTAGTGCCACTTCTAGCATTTTCAGAATAATGTTGATAATTGATTCCAGTTTTTGTTGCGGTAAATGGATTGAATACAATCATTTCACCTGATTTGATTCCGCTAGTTGCGCCATAACTTGCAGGAATAGCACCGATGGCTGTTTCAACAGATCCGGCAACTGTGCCTCCGCTTTGAACTTGAAGTTGCGAAATGTTGTAATTAGTAGTTGCATCACTTCCTGAAACTCTTAATCTAAATTGCAATTCTGCTGCATCACTCATTACTACTGACCATACGATTTTATAGTATTTGTAAGTTGAAGAAAAAATATCATTCATGTTTTGCGTGCTAACGGCTGATGGTTCATATTTGTTAATAAATGTTAATCCATTACCTGATCCAGCGGGAGTTGCCCATGCAGGAACTCCACCTACAACAGTTAAAACCTGATTTGTTGTTCCAATTCCAAGTCTTGTCTTTACATTTGCAGTTGATGATCTATAAGCGATATCTCCAAGTGTTGTTTCAGGATTTAATGCTTTGGTGGTTGTGTCAACAGATGAACCAAGCGTGCGAATTGCTGCTGCGCCATCCTTGACTAGAGCTGTATCGTCTGGGGTAGTCCAGCCGTAATTTGTAGTGGTTGCCATATTATCCTTTATCTCAGGCTACGATTGTAGCGTATTCCCATGTTAAAGTTGGATCAATTGTGTTCCATGCCTCGGTAATTGGCACTGTATTCCAGCGCATCGCCACTTGGCTAAACGCCACCGGTGAAAGATTAATGGTTAAAAACAATTCATTGAACCTTGTGCTCCAACGCCAACCCTCGACATAACCTTCAAATTCTCCACCTGAAATTTGGTCAGGCAGATTTTGGATATTCAATGGCTGACCCATAAAGACACCTAAAAGATTATCTCGATCGCTGTTGTCGATCTCTGGGTTGGTGATTGGAAAAGTTATGGATTGAAAGGCTGGTAACGGGAAGGCACGCTGTGCAATATATCGATCTGCCACAGCTTGAGCATCTATGGCTGCATGAATTGAGGATTGAATTGTTTGTGCTTTGTACCCATATAAAGCAATCGATTGTGCGCTTGAAGCAGTCGCCTGTGAATTAAAGTTATTTCCATAATTAATATAAATGTCGTTGCGGATGTCTCCCGATTTTGTAATAGTTGATAATCCTTGACCTAAAGCATGTCTGCCATCTAAATCTACATAACCATTGGCTAAAAGGTAGGTTTGACGATGGTCTGCATCTGCATAACCAATATTTCCATTAGGGGCTTCATAAAGATAACCAAATGCGCTATCGGCAATAAGACTTGCTATATTGTAAATAGTATCAGGATCGGCAGATCGGCTTGACATTGTATAAAGTCCAGGTTGATCGATTTCGCCTAAACCTTGATTGCCTGCGGTTGCCCATGTTTCGGTTGCGTCATAAGTTGCCCAAGTTGAAGCTGCTGGAACATCATTCCAAGTTGCAAGAAGCACGCTTGATAACAAATCATAAATTTGATTGCCGTCCTCATCTTGTGAAATGTTATCATTGTAAATTTCTTTGGCAAGTTTAACTAAAGTGCCCATTGCTAAAATGGTGTAATTAACAACAGTCGCCAATGCGCCAGTTCTTTCAACCGCAACAGTCAAATCAGTAACATTCCCACCAAATAAAGTAACATAAGTTCCAGAACTGTTTTTAACTTGTAGGCTTAAACTGTCATTAATGTCAAATGGTAAAGTTTGTCCAGATAATGCAATTAATGATATTTGTAAATAAGATGGGTTTGGTTGAGTGTAAATATTTGTTCGACCTGCTTCATGGGCAATATCGCTTATTGCAATATTGGTGTAATCAACACCAGCAACAGTTAGTTTCCAGTCAGGTGTCCAAATTGTCATTATTTAAACACGTTTCCATATCCTCCACCGAATGTGGGGGTTGATCTTGCTGAACTATCAACAAGGACTTTTTGCACAGCTCTTGCAGCACCTTCTGGGTCTATTGATTGAACTGAAATGTTATTTACTATTGTGCGGCTTTCTCTAGTATTAGCATTTTCCATTGGCATTGATGGTGCCCCTAAATCTCCACCACCTGCTAATTGAGATAAACCATAAGTCGCAGCCACTCCAGCGATAGCAGCAGCGGCTAATCCAACCGATGTTCCACCTGTTGCAAAGGCAGTAGCGATAGCAGCACCGGCAGCCGTAGTTCTTAATACTTTCATAGCTGTAATCAAAGTGCCAATTGCGGTTACAAATGCTACAATCTTGCTTGCTACAAATACACTAGCAATAATTCCACCAACTATTAATAGTTCATCTTTTATACTAATGACAAAACCAATAGTTGTTTTTAATTGTTGTCCAAACTCATAAGCACCTTTTGTTGCATCAGTAACACCAGCGGTAACGCTGTCTTGACCAGTTAAACCGGCAGCCAAAGCCTGAACATTTGGCACAACTGTAATTAATAAGTAATCAGCAAAATCCTTTATAATTGGAAGTAAAGCGTTTCCAATTTGTTCTTTTGTTTCAGAAAATGCAATTTCTAATTGCCTCATCTTAAATTCAGCGTTTGTGGACTCATTTTCTATAAATCCACCAAATGTTTTTTGTAAATCACCAACAATTGAATCGAAATCTTTTACAACCGATTTAGTGCTTGTTGTGCTTTGACCAATTTTATCTTGAGCCTGTGATAATGCTAAAGAGGCTTTTACTGTTTGATCGGCAGTTGCCCCATATTTTTTTAATGCCAAATCATAATTTAATTGCGCTCTTTCCGCAGCAGCTACGGCAGCCGAGTTGTCTTTTGTTACTGTTATATTTTCTTTTGTTTGTATGCCTAGTTTCTGTAAAGCAGTTACATTTCCATCGTATGCCCTACCCAAAGCATTTGCAATCGCTTCTAAAGGTTTACCTGTGGAAAGGCTTATATTTTGAGCAAGGGTTAACAACTTTTGAGCTTCAGTAACATCTTTAGTTGATCTAATTAAACGACTTAATGCTGGTCTTAAAACATCATCCGTCGTTGCGGTGGCAATTGATTGCTTAGTAATATAAGTATCGATTGCAGCAATCTGATCCTCTGTGGCTTTAGTGTTAGATCGAATTGTTTGTTCTAATGTCTTACGGCTTTTTTCATCCTCTGCTGCTGCCTTAACGGCTGAAACGGCAAATGCTGCTGCTGCTGCGCCAACTGCTGCAAATGCCAATGCTGCTTTTTTGCCAAACTCACTAATTTTATCTGCGCTAGATTCAACAGAATTATTGGCTTCACCTAAACTCTTTTTTAACTCATCGACATCAGCAAGGATAGATAATTTAAGCGTGCGATTACCGGTTGCCATTAGACCCATTCCTTAATAATGCGATTAAAAGCTTGTTCCCATTTGTTGATCAATTCAGGCTGAATTTTGCGAAGGGTTGGATAGATGAACCAACCTCTTGAACCTCTGCCTTGCCGTCCTGAATATGTAGGGAACTGCTTGAACTTATTAGATCCAAACTCAACTCCACCCCATAGGGTTTGCGTTGTAGCCCCACCTGAAAACTTTTGTCGTGCGAAACCATAACGGAACTCACCGATTTTGCTGGATTTAGAAATGCTAACGCCATCTGCGACTCTTTGCGCAACTGCGCCAGCCTTTGTTCGACCTCTAGCTGCTTGTTTAATTTCCTCTGATGCAAAATACGCCAAAGCAGCAGATTGAGTTCTTGCTTCCTCTGTTGCTTGGTCATCCATAAGTTTGAAAGCCTTGTATAAATCACGCAGATCGGATTTGTTGTAAGCAATGGTTTCATTTGCCATGCCTCTCCTCCAATATCTCGATCGCTGTTAAAATATCATCGGCATCAACCCATTCGCTCATTGGTATCTGTGTGGCTATTGCCAACTGAACCAATAATCTGTTTAGGCTTCCGACTGGGTGTCTTTTGGGTTTGCATCACCGACAATTACATCGACAACAGTTTCCATCCAAGCTTCATAAGGCTTAACTGGCTTGCCGGCGTTTTCTCGCTTGTGTGCGTGATATGCCAAAAACATTAAATCGCCAATGCCCATCTTTTCAGATGCTTGACCAATAATGTTGCCAGTTGACTTTTCCCACTTCGCCCACTCAGGTGGTTGGGCAATGTAAGTTGCTTGCTCACCTGAGTTATATTCAATTGTAATTGGTAACTTCATTTGTTTGCTCCCGTTTGTTTATTGATTAAAAGGTTTCTACTGGCACTCCAATAACTTGGAATGAAAGAGATACAGTTTGTGCATCTGGTGCAGTTCCACCAGCTGATGGCCACATTGGCAATACTTGGAAAGTAAATACTGCGCCGGATGTAGCTGTGAAAACTGTGTTGATTGCTGTGTCTGGTGCTGATTCGGCAACGCCCCATAGGATCTCACAAAGTGATCCAGTTGCGCCCCAATCGGCTAGCATCTCGACTTCAAAGGTGAAGTTATTATCAGTTACCTTAAAGACTTTTCCGTCTAGTGTCTGATAAGTCTGACGATCCATCTCGCCAGTAAGTGTTGCTGTTGTTGCTTGTGCATCGAAATTATTACCGCCAATAGTGAAGGTAATATCTCGACCGGTAATAACTGTCGTTGGCATTTTTCTCCTTAGATTGTTCTC